CACTATGTATAACTTTATATCCATTAGTTATTAAGTTAGCATGTGTTAAGTCGTTGATATGACTAACGTCTGTGTGGTCATCTTTATAGATAACATATAAATGTTTTTTCAATTAAGCAACCTCCTTGGATTGTACGATGGTGGACAATTTAGCATTAAGTTTTTTTGATTGGTTACCATGTGCGAGAAATGCAACTACACATGTACGCTTAGATTGAGCGCATAAACCGCAGTCAACACAGTTGGTATCGCGTGTTTGGGCTGGACATACTACAACCTTAGTTCCTTGAGGCGTGTGGGTTGGTGCATCCTTGCTACTATCTACGATACATACGGCAGGAATACCGGCTGCTACTGCGTCGTCAGCCTGTGCGAGTGTCTCACATGAGGCGTTGACTGTAAATCCATTGCGGTTACTGTATTTAATAGCTTCGCTATTATGTGTGTTTAAGACGTGGTGAGTATAGGTATAACCCTTGGCACCACTGGATTTATTGGCGTCGACTAGATCCTTGAGTAGTGGTAGAGTTATTAACTCTTGATCATTGAACTTACCGTAAGGTAAGTCCCCTGCTTGGTTATGTCTCCATAACTGGTTGGGCTTAAGACTTCTTACGAAGTCTGTAAGCTCACCCCAAGTACCACCTCTCTCGCCAGATGACACCTTGTTCCAGTGCATCCTTAGATGATATCCAGACGATGCATAACACGTAGTGTTTAAGTGTGGACAAGTTGATGGGCATGAGCTTGACTCGGTAGTGGTCACCGGCATTCTGCCGGTCTTAGCATTGCTAGATTTTTTGGTGATGTGTACTAGTGGCATGGAATGTACGATGATGGACAGAATAAATACCTAAAGGTATTTAATAGCGTCCTTGCGGAGTTGAACCGCAAGTGAAAACCCAGACGCTTCCTTGCTTTAGCAAGGGAGAGCTGCGCTGCTGCTGTAGCTAGCACCTAAGAACTGGTAGCAAAGCTTACCAGTTGCAAGAGTGTTACCTCTTAGGTAACCAAGCTCTTGAACTGCAACCTTGGAAAGGTTGTTGTAGACCCAGAAACCCAGTGACATATTAGGGTTCATCAACAAGTTGATGATGCTGATACGGCTAACGTTTGAGTACTTGTACTCATAGCCGTTGACTCTGAAGCGAGTAACTACAGTACCTTGTACTGGGTCTACCTTGATAGCCTCGATAGCTTCGCTAGTTCTTGGATTTGGAATGATGAACATAATTTTTGAAAAGTGAATGAATAATTTTTGGAGAGGAGTTGTAGTTAAGTTATATTTATCTCTCTCACCCTAAAGGGAGAGAGAAATATAACATAACTAAAACAACTCTCTCTGTTCTCAGTATAGTCCATTCTGTCCACTTTCGTCCAGTATTATCATCAAATCCTAACAATATACTACTACGTAGTTATTGTTACTTTTGGCATGGCAACAGATCGCTGCTTTTGCACGCGATCAATTAACGCGCCCATGCATGCCGCGAAAGTATTGTGTCACGCGCGATATGTTCTCAACCTCGGCACCTCGTCGGTTGGTGGAGCGAGCGAAGCGAGCGGAGCCCCTGCTATCACTGCATTCTCTGCGGACTATCAATCCGCCGACCTCGCGCATGTCGCGAAAGTACTGTTTCGCGCGATCAATTAACGCGCAGCCGCCTGCGTTAGAAAGAGTGGGGTGCCATGGGGGAGTCCTGACGCCCGCGACTTATATATAACACCTCAGAAATTTATGCCAAAATTCCTAGACCTGTCCACTATCGACCAAGAATTGCTGAAGCCCAGCATCGGTCAAATAGTGCTTGAACATATCATCAAATACACCCACTGGAACAGTACAAATATGTGCTCCTGCTTCAAACGCCATACCCACTGTTTCAGCATCTCTAATGCTTGCAGCAAGTATCTTTGTATCTGATCTGTTATGACAAAACACTGTTGCTATATCTCTAATCAAATTGATACCGTTCTCGCCATTGTCGTCTAAACGTCCAATAAAAGGTGACACGTAAGCAGCTCCTGCTAACGCACAAAGTATTGCTTGTGCAGTGCTAAACACTAAGGTCATGTTTACACGCATACCCATATAACTAAGTGTCTTACACGCCTTTATACCGTCGTAGGTACAAGGTAGTTTGATGGTTGCTTGATGGGTCCAGTACTTACCATATTTAATACCGTTTTCTAGAAGTGTATTAGTATCTCTACCATTTACTTCTATTGAAAGGTCCTGTACGCCTACATCATCTATTAGATCTGCGTAAACATCATCAGGTTCTCTACCACTACGCTTGATAAGGGTAGGGTTGGTGGTAACACCTGAGATAACACCAGTTTTATATCTTTCATCTATCTCTGAAACTATTGCTGAATCTAAAAACAGCTTCATTTTAAAACTCCTATACGGGTGAGGAAGTACATAGTTAGTACGGTCCAGAATAGTATTTCTAATCCGATATTATTCATCTTCTTCTGGGTAATAACCAATGGTATACCCACCATCTTCACATTCCTCCACCACAGCCTCGTACACAGTATCAGGGTGTTCTACCATGTATTTCTCTATAGCGTCAGTTACAGTTTGTTCTGCTTTAAGATTTACCCATCTCTGCTCTAAGCCAACCAACATACCAAGTATTAAAAAGTTAATAGGTGGGAAAGGAGTTTTCAGACTCTTATATAGTTCTTTAAAGTGATTAATGTGTAGTTTATTTTCCATGATGTACATATACGATTGCTTCACATTTTGGACAGCTTAAATTGGTTACTATCTTGTTATCTTTTATATCTGCATCATCAATATCATGATCTCCACCCCATATAAGAAGGGTATTACATACATAACAGTTCATATAGTTAAAGTAGTTAGTGGTAGTGTTTAGAAGTGATATCTTTCATGGATATCCAGCTAACATTGTTTGTGTTGTGAGGGAGAGTCCACCCTTCTCTCCCCTAATAGCCCGTCATTGCTCTAAACCCAGTTGTTGTATGACTTTTTACCTGCGTTACCCCTCGCCTCTTTACGTTGGTCTAAATCTAGTCCTAGTACTAGGTGATTTGTTGCTGCTTGGGGGTCATCAGTAAATTGTTCGAGCATATCTAACCATTCTTCTTGTTTCTTTAAGTCGATCTGTGCCTGTGCTGAGATGGACAGAGCATCTATGTAATACTTAACGCCTTGTGCTAAGCAATCGAGTCTATCGTCGTGTTTAACAGCATATTTTTGTCTACACATACGACTCATTTGGTAGAACAGCATGTATAAAAGCCTTTCTTCTGGAGGAGCTTCTCTGTTGGAGTTATAATCCCATTCGATGAGAGACTTGTTAACAATAAGACGGTGCTGGTTAAGAACAGGCTCGAGAGTATCAATAATCCTGTCTTCTTTTCTAACATTTGCTCTTACTTCTTCTACTAGTATTCTTTGTTTTGTTTGTTGTAGGTGTTTTTTAAATAGTTCAGAGACTATACCGTCACCGAAATTAGATTCAATAACTAGTGTGTTTACGTTGTACTTTTTACAGCCTTTTAGAATATCGAGCAGGGTCGCATCTGAATACCCGTCGCGGTAGGCTCGCATCTCATGTACGTATAGAAAGCCGTTCTTCTGCGAGATGTAGCAGGCGGCAGTCTCATCGGCTCCTCTACCGGAGGGGTCAACTGAGCAGATGGTTTCTTGGTAATCAGTCCACTCACCTTGTTGCTGCATCGGCGAATAGAAGTAATCACCGGGTAAGCCCACTGTGGGTAAGTCCTTAAGTACGTTTCTTGGATCTGAGCACCATACAATGTTGTCGGGTGCCTTAGTAGGATTAACGCTAGTAACAATAAGGTCAGCCATTTTGAGAGGGAATTTCTCAGCGTCTGACAGACTTGTATCCAACATAAATTGCAACATAAAGTTGCTGCGTCCCATAGACGCTTCTCTTTCAACGAGGTCATCATCTGAAAATCTATCGTCTGTAGTTGTCCACGGATCAGCTCCGTTATCAATGTCTTCTTGTAGCTGTGGAGCTATAAGTCCTTCGTAAGGGGTATTGTTTCTTGGGTATCTGGCGGTCCAAATAAACGGTTTGTAATTCCTGCTTGCCAGCTTACGATAAATAGTAAAAGTAGTCTGAGGAGTCCCGAGATACATAATACGGCTATCGTCTTTCGGCGTAAGGATTGATTCTGCTTCTGTGCAAAGTTGAAGAAGTTTTTCACGCATCAACTCCGTCATGCTGTTCCCGGGAACTTCTATGTCGTCCAGAATCATCAGGTCTGCTCTGCTTCCCGTTAACTGACCAGTAATACCAACACTTTTGACTGACGGTGCCTGATGAGGTGAACATAGAACGTCGAAGGAAATTCTTGACCATCTCGCGTCGTCGTTCTTTGGTTGTAAGTGACTTAGCCATGGTGTTTCTATTATTAGTTTTTGTAAGAAAATACTCATGTTGTCTGCCCTCTCCTTAGAGGCAGAAATAATCATTATTTTCTTTTCTGGGTCATTGAAGAGTGTCCACAACACAAACGCTCCAGTAATCCAACTTTTTCCGACTCCTCGGAAGGCTTGGATCTGTAGACGTTTAGGTCCGTGTTGTAAGTAGTCTGCAATGGCATATTGTGCCCTTGTTGGAGAAGGGAGATCAAGCTGGTCCCATAATGCTTGCAGAAACAGCTTGAAATCGCCCTGTAAGGACGTTAAAACGTCGTTCATGTACGAATGTGGATAAATTATGCAAAGTCGCGTTGTAGCTGCTTAAACAGGTCTTTGTATTCAACATTTAAACCTAATGTTCCTACGACTTCATCTGTGTCTATATAAATTATTTCTAACATGTCTTTTGTTCCATTCATTTTTACAGCAAATGGCTCACCAGTTAGTCTTTTAATGTGTCTTTCTACTGCACCTTTGTATGTAATCCATTTGGTATTGTTCCAGTTATACACATTAGTTGCATCAGAGTTTTTACGAACTGTATTAACTTTCCAGTATCGACTACTTTGAAGTATGTCGTGTTCTAGTACGTAACCACCTGTACCAGTTTTACCTTTTCTACCTATTTGTACATTAAGTGCTGCTTTTTCTTTATTTAGCCGAGAAAAATTAGCTTTATCTTCTGGAGTAGAAAAACCGTTAGCAACAATGTTTTGAGTCCTTTTTGCACCAGCTCTAGCATTAGTAATATTTCTTTGACTTTGAGGTTGAGCTGCTAAAGCTGGTCCGCCAGCATATTTATGTCTAGGACCATTTGTTGCAGTTCTTTTTAATCTATATACCTCTCCGTTTATTTTTCTAGAAAAACCAAGTTGTTCATATTTTTTATAAATGTCCTCAAATCCAACAAAATTATCTCCACCTTCTTTATCTGGAAATTTATTTTTCATTGCTAAACCAAAGTCCTTAAAGTGCTCTTTAGTACCCGGTTTAAACTCGCTAGTCCATTCAGTTACTTCATCAAGGTTTTTAACTTCTGTATTTTTTATTTGATTCCACGTATAGATAGGAGATGTATCTATGCGTCTTTGTCTGTCGGCTTTTACAAAGTTGTCTGAAGGCTTGTAATTAAGCTGAAGAACTTTTTCTTCGACAGTCTCTGTAGTGGTTACTGTTTGTCTTGTTTTTGTTAAATGTGTTTCTGTATATCGAGAAACTGGGCTGCCATTTATTCCGTTCTTTACGCCATTTTTTGCGCCATTTTTTGAGCCGTTCTTTACGCCATTCTTGACACCGTTTTTGACAGCACGTTTCCCGTTCTTAAGCGTGTGCTTAAGTACGTTGTCGAGCATTAAAAAAGCCCCTTACGGGGCGGCTATTTAGATTGTTGAAATACCTGCGTATTTATCTTTTTTCTTTTTCTTATTGGCTATTTTTAGTTTTCTTTTGTTTTTAAAAGCTTCGTTTCTTTTACGCGCAGCATCTTGCATACGTTTTTTAGCTGCTGCTCTACGTTCTTCTATAGTTGACTTACCAGTCTTTTTAAAAGCTTCGTTTCTTTTACGTGCGGCGTCACGCATTTTTTTCTTGTTATCTGCGTTGACGCTTGCAACTGTTTTACCATCTCTTTTACGTTTAAGAGCTGCTACCTGAGCATCAATTTTACGAGAATTTTCTTTAGTTCTACCTTTTTCTTTTTCTCTAATTTTTTTGTTTTGCTCGTTATTAGGATTAAATTTTTTAAGTGGATTACCTTTTGTAGTGTTTTGTTTGTTATCTCTTATATTCTTTAGATCTTTTTTACTGTAGGTATCAAAACCATCAGTTCTGGTAATTATTTTTAAAGCTTTGTTTAGAAATGGTCTTACTTTTTTTAGTCCGAGCCCACTGTAGTCTCTAACTCTTTTACCATTAACTATTTTGTACTTTTTCTTTTTATCCATAGTTAGGTTATATGTTGTTGAATAATTAGTTCTCTTAGTGGCTGAAATCCGAATACTTTTCGCATCCATCCGAGCCAATGACTACTACCTTTGTCTGCATTACATTTTCTGCACGCGCATACAACATTCGTTGTAAGATCTTGACCACCTTTGCTTCGAGGCTTGACGTGATCGAGTGTAAGTTCTTTAAATTCATAAGTTTCTCCGCAATAAACACATGTACAGTTAAAGTGCTCTTTGATAGCTCTTCTCCAGAGCCTTTTAGAATCTGAACTTGTCATGGTTATTAGGTTTTGTAAGTAATGGTTTGGACTAGGTAATAGAGGGGTCATTTACGTATTTTCAGTCGGCTTTTTCTGTTTTCAGATGGTTTCTGTAATCGTCCCTTGGTTGTACTGCCTTTGTAGTGAGCAGCATCTTTACCGTCGCCGTTTCCGTACGTACCAAGTTGTCGATTAAGTCGATTTGCATTTACACGCAGGGCTAAGCCCTTTTTAGTTTTGTTGTATCTTTTTTGTTGCTTGAGTCGTTTTGCTCTAGCTTCTGGGTTGGATCTATAGTATTTAGCTGTTCCTGCCATAGAGTTTCGCCTGTACTAATTCTGGATCAACGGTTGGCATAACCTGTGCAAGTTTTGACAGAGGGTTTCCGTCATAAGCAACACCGCTAATATCATTAGCTTTTAACCAATCGCAGGCTGCCTTTAAGTCTTGAGTAGTTGCCTCTCCTGCTTTTATGCGAGAAAGGAACTCTTTAGTAACTAAGTTATGCAACTCGTTGAATTGATCTTCGGTTGCTTTCTTTTTCATGCGTTACGCTTCTTTGTTTTCTTTTTCTTTTTAGCTTTTTCTATCTTTTTAATAGTCCGATACTGATCGCCATACCTTTCTTTATCTATGTTGTATAGATGTTTAGGTACTCCGCGAAC